GATGCCAATGTGGTTCCAGCACCAGAGAGGGAAGTGGTCGCGCCGTCAAGGACGGTGAGGCCGTCTTCGTCTTTCTTCCGCTGGATTGCCTGCTGTGCCAGGCTACCAAGCTGGGCGTAGGACTGGGAGTTGATACGGGAAGCAACCCGGTCAGTCACCAGGGTTTGAATACCAGTGACGGTGGGGGTGATGCTGAAGACCGTATCAGACATCTGCTGTGGGTTATCCAGCGTGGTAGTCTCGGTGATGTTCTGGGCATTAAGCGCAGCCATCGAGATCTCACGCCAACTGGTGCCGGTGCCCTCAGAAAGGGTAACCTTGTCCACCAGGTTGGGCATGACGCCCTCATATTCACGGACCTGCCTAGCTGAGGCCACGACAGTATCGAGGCTATCGGCTAGTGATTGGGTAATAGTATCGCCAGCAGCCATAACTAGTTCCTACCTTCGTTTATTGATTCGTCTTGCTCTAGCGTGGTCTGCGGGGGTAGGGCTATCCATTTTGCCATACTCCCGAAACCAAGTGTCATCATCTTTTGTAGCACCACCGCCAGCACTGGCAGGCCCAGTATCTAGGTCATAGATACCGGCTTCTTCCAGCCGCTGTTTTGCAGAGGTACGTTCTTCTTGCCTGACGCTATCAGTCATCTGGGCGGCCTTGCTACGTTCTGTCTGCCGTACCACTTCATGGGCTCGGACCAATGTACTGTATAGCCCAGCCATGCTTTTATTCTTATGAGCCTCTACCCATGATTGGCGCACTTCTTCTAGCTCTGGAGCTTCGTATAGACTAAGGATTTCATTCCCTTCCACGTCTTGCATCGCTCCGCGTAGCTGGCTAGTAAGCGCTTCGTATCGGCTCTGGTACGTCCTGCCGCGTTGATTGTTCTGTGATTGCGCCTGTATTTGAGTGAGCTGTTGTGGAAGATTCTCGGTGTCACCTTCCGCTAATGCTTTGATCAGGGCTGCGTTTGATTGCTCCATAGCAACCATACGGTCACCTATACCAAGAATAGCGGTATCAGTGTCATCGCGTTTTCGACTTCTACCTTGCTCAGTCTTTAATTGCTGCTCTAGCCTTTCAGCTTGAGCCTTCCAGTCTACTTCTGGCTCTGCCGTAGCCTCGGTTTCAGCTTCTTGTACTTCTGGCTGTGGGGCGTCAGGTTCCTGAGTTACCACTTCCTCTGATACTTGCTGCTCGTCTGCCATATTACCTCCGTGAGTTGCCTACTATAGGGTCGTCACAGTTATATGAAAGCACTGGGACTACTAAATGTCAACTATCTACCGCTGCGTAGCCTCTGCAACCACTGTGCATCATCTTCTACAGGTTCGTTAGCAGCGAGCGTATCGTTCTGCCCCCGGTAGATCTCCGGCCTACGTAGTTCTGGGTTCTGTACCATAGGGCCATAACCCATCCTATCGTTCAGGTCTTTTAGAAGTTCGATTCCAGCCTCAGTCACAGGGGCAGACTCATAGCCCCAGTAGACTAGCTTCTGTTCTAGGTGGCCTGCTGTAGCATCTCCTTCCTGTTCCCGTTTCAATAACCAGGCTTTAGTCCTACCGTTCACATACTGTAGGAGAGAGAGTACGCCACTACGAACCTGTTTCTGCCCCGTAATGCTCATGTTCCTATACTGTTCGTAAGCAAATCGCTGTTCTGGTAGCAGTGCTTCCGTGTTCTTGACTAGCTCCTCCTGCCAATCCCAGACCTCACGTAAGGCCCGTTTGTCTTTCCGTAACTGCATGGCCGTATCGTCATTATTCAAGCCAGAGACACTCAGTACGTACTCTAGTTCTTCTGGGGCGTGGTCGTCTTCAAACTTCTCCATCAGCTCATCGAATATACCCCAGAGGATCGTATCGCCTGCCCCCTGGGACAACTCGAAGACCTTGTGGTAGTCGAACATGGCCTGCTCGAACCTATCGTCAGCCTCGGGTTCTTCTTGAAAGAGTTCGTAATCCCGGATGGTCTTCTCATGCTCGGTCCAGCGACGCTTCTGGATACCTTCTAGCCGATCTCGGTACTCGATCCCGTCAACTGGCCGCACACCTTTCTCTAGGTCTTCGGGACTTACAGGTTTATGGAGCTGGTTTGCTAGCTCAATCTGTTGAGTAATGTATCTACCGTCTTGCTCCTCCCATTCCCTGGACGCATCCCCGTATGGCCCCCTACCTGTTCGGACTATATCCTCGGCTATGGTCGGGAATTCTTCTTCCATGAGTTTCTTTTCATACGGGTCGGCGTCATACCAGGTCTTACCCCGTTCCGTAAGGCCCATCCTTGCCCTGCGGCGATATAGCTCATGCTGTGGGTCATTCATAGCCTGCTGGAATAGGATGTCCATCTGGGCATTAGGTGTCGCACGGCCCTGTAGGCCAAATACCTCACCGGCGATAGCCTCGTAGCGCCCCTCTTTTATGGCTTCGGTGACACCGCCTACGGCTATCGGTTCAGCGAACTCCGCGAGCAGAGTGGGGATATCACCGACCCCGGTGATCTCCTCTCCTTCAAAGGTGCGGTATTCACCTGTAACCATCATCTCCCTAGTGATTCCCATCGCCCTGATGGGTATGCCGGCGCGGCCTTGCAAGAAGTTCTCAGCCTGCTCATAAGCCTTAGCTTCATCCCCCTCTATCAAAGCCTCACTGATCCTAGCCACCGTGCGGAAATAGCTATACAGCGGCCCCATGAGGTTGAAGTAAGTCTTGCCGATGGGGAACTGGAACCAGTCTGCTGCGTAGGGATCGTGGAAGTTAGGCGGCCTACCTGTCTGTACATAGTGGATGCCAGTGGTCATAGCTGTGACGCCCGCTAGCATCGACATCAAGGCTCGCTTGGCTTCTATGCTGTCTGCTCCGCGGGTCGGGCGTAGAGCCAAGCTTATCAACCCTATGTTGGCACGCATGAACCGCGCTGCAAAGGCTGTCAATGACTCTAAGGTCCTCTGTGTGGGCCTGATGCCCAAGATGGCGTGGCTCTCGGTGCCTAGTTCTTTCCGTATAGCCTTATTAAGGTCGATCAGGGCGTTTCGTGCCTCATCTGATTCCAGGGGTATGAACTCGCCAGGCTTGACCTTCCCTTTGAATACCTTGGTCCTGGTGGCCTTGTACATCTCTGTCTGGCCTATGACGATGAACCACTCGAAAGCCCTCTGGAACGCCTTGAACGCCGGCCCGAATAAAGGCAGCCTAGTCGGGTATGATGCTAAGCCTGTCTCGGTGAACATATATTCGGTAGGCCGGATGATGCCGCCCAGATCTCCCCCTTCATCCATGAACTGGATGTTCTTTTCCACATAGGCCCACGGGGTACGGACGAGAGCCTTCGTACTCTCCCTGACAGCAGTAAACCAGGCAGCGGTGTTACGCCAAAGTAGGGTCTGACCGTTAATGAACATGCCCGCAAGGTCTGCGTTGGTCAACAGAGCCCTAGATATCTGGGCTACTTCTGCGCCAAATTCTGTAATTGGATCACCGAAGGGAGCTACTCCCCTTCTAGAACGCTGCACCTGGGGTATGTCTATATTGGCGATGATCTCGTCGATGAGTGCGCGGTCATTGATGCGACCACCCAGGAAGTATTCATGTAGGTTCGGGTTAGCCATCGCGTCGATAGAGCGGTACTGTCTATATGCGGTGATAAATGCCGCATCTGCCCTACGAAGAACAATCTCGTTTGCGGGTGTAGGGTTAGCCTTATATAACTTACGGGCTATGACACGGGCCTCTCTAGCCGCTTTGAAATCTATCTGAACTTGTGGGCCTTCTGCGAACCACTTCGGATCTGCCGCTCTCTGTGCGCGTGTCATGAAAGGCTTGCCTTCAGCGGTCTTCAGCTTTAAGACCTTATCCCAAGCCATCTTGTGGGCATAACTATCTATACCGGCGTTAAGACGGGCCAATAAACGTAAAGCCGGGTCAGTCTCCCATATGAACCCTTTCTTTACAGCGTCGTCCAGGTCGTCGAAGACGCGCTCGAACATATAGTCTTCTCTAGTACGACCAGAGGGTAGCGGTTGATCTGATAACTTCTTTGCCAGCGAATCCCAGATCTCATCGAAGGTTTGCTGGGATTTCTTCCCTGCTGGGCCGCCAATCAACATGCGGTGCCAGTAGTTCTCCGCAAGAGCCCGGACATTCACGCCGACACGCTGGTTGCGGCGTAGGTTCTGCTCCATCATCTCTAGGCCCATATTTATGTGGGCCTTCTGTTTTTCGTTCAAGAAGTAGACCTGTTTCTTCTTGCCGCCCGGCACCAAACCATTCTCATCCGCCGGTACGCGGATGCCCTTCTTCACCTCATCTGCGTCTTTCAGGATGTCATCTATGGTGCCGTGTGTGGGGAAATCATCGACAAGCCTAGCCTCGTAGCCGGTCACCTTCTGCGCCCGCCAGATTCCCTTCTTGTTCATAGCGATATCGCCCAGGCTTCTGATCTCTTTCATGCCCAGGTCTGGGAAAGCAGCGGACCTCCAGGCCATGACTGCGAAATGCGCCCGTATACCGTTGATCTCTTTGAA